GTTTCCATGACAATAACTACATGTATATCCCGGACTTACAAAAAGTTCTCGGTTTCGGCCTTTTTGCATGTGAGAAGGCGGAACTAACACCACCTGCTTATTTATTCCACTCATAAAATCAAGTTTTAAAGATTTATTTATTTGCATAATACTTGGCGGCACCTTCTTCCCAAATAGTATAATAGTTGCCGGGTGCCGTAATGAACCGCCCTTTGCAGATTGCTCTAAATCCCTGAACGAATATTTTCACATCTGCATCATAAGCCACTTTTTTTGCGGCACGGCCTTCCGGATTCATCCCCTCCGCATGGCTGACGAAAATCAGCAGTTTGTTAGGATGCTTCTCCTTTAAAGCCTTGTAAGTGGCGTATGTCAGACCGGTATATTGAAAACTATCTATTACTACCACTTCCGGGCTCCGGCGTTTTAACAGGCGTTCCGACAATTCTTCCATTGGTTCACGGTCAAGTATCAGAAACTTGCCGTTCACCTCTTCCATTTTATGCCGAATCAACGAGTTTTTTAAGGAAAGTCCCGTACTTTCTTCCAGGCTGTCTAAAGCGACTTTATTACAGTATTGGCACAGTTTCTTTATCAGCTTCATTACAAAAGAACTTTTCCCGTTACCTGATTGTCCCCAAATAATCCACACACCGGTTCTATCCGGGTGTCCGAATGCCTTTTCCCATTCACCGTCGAAAGGAAAAGAAGGTATGTTCATAGACTGAACTTGTGTTGGTGAATATGCACGTCCCATAGCTTACGATCTAAGTTTCTCTATTTCGGTATATAAACGGCGTAAACCACCACCGGAAAGGTTTACAAGACGCATGATGTCGGTTCCATCCGGTGCATTGACTTTGGCAACTATGGCCGCCTGTGCTTTTAAGAATTTCGCGCGTTCCTGCCCGTCATCCGGAGTAACCTTACTGTATGTATCACCATACCGGGACAACATTTCCGTATAACCCACTTTCTTACCTTCAATGGCACGGTTTATTTTTTCCTTTAATCCGTCAGCCCCCATCATGTACCATGCGCAGCAACGTTCCGTTGCATTCCACAAGGCTTTCAACTCTAAAAAGGCTTCATATTGAAGGTCGCCTGCTTCATCCAAAATAATAAGTGGGGTGTCTATGGTACGCAGATAAAACACAAGGTCTTCATATACCGTATAATAACGACCATTACTATCCACACCAAACTCTTTGGCGATATGACGTATCAATTTTAGCTTACTTTTAACCTGTGAACAATCCACATAGATAGCATTCTTATGGCTTTTCACATAGGCACGGGCTGTGTAAGTCTTACCCAAATTCGGAATATCGCAAAGTATTGCGCTCAAACCGCTTTTCTGACATCTTTCAAGCTGCTCCGTGATAAAGACAAATGTCGGGGTTTCAGCAGCCCTCCATGCCATTTCATCTTTCAGCTGTACACCCAAACGGCGAGCGATGCAAATCCATTTTGCATCACTGACCTGTTTGTCCGTCAGCCCCTTTTTAAGATTATTGTACACACTGGTGGATATACCCAGAGCAACCGCATGTTTATTATCCGAAGGATAGTTCACTCTGTCGGCCTTGATAGCTTCCAGTATTCTGTCTTTGATTTCGATTGTCAATTCCATTGTTATAGTATTAAAATGTTATTATAATGCAATTGTAGCCTTCCGTCTGTAGCTGCTTATATCCATAAACTCGGAAAAATCATCATCCGTTTTTTTATCCGGGATAATTGCCGCACGCGCTTCGGAACGTTCTATCGCGTCCTTTTCATCCGGTTTCAATATGCCGACTTTCTGTATCTTCTGCTCTTTTATCATGCTGTCAAAACGAGAGACGTATTTAGCTTGATTGGTATATGCTTCCCGGTCATCTTCCGTCTGTTCTGCCGCAGCTTCATTATAACGCTGTATCAGGCCGCAGGTCGCAATAAAAGTATCATTCTGATAAATATATACCTCGGTAATGTTTCCGTCCATATCGGGCAAATAATAGGCTTCCACCGTATAATTGCGGGGTTCCAGACGTTCAATCAGTTTCGGGTCGGGTAATCCGTATTCTTTATACATTACCGTACAATACATATTGCGCCGGATGGTCGTCTGTGTCTTTTCACCGATATAACGTGCCAACAAATACCTATCATAAGGAGCCAAGTTCGGATTTTGATTACCACAAAGTACATCCCAGCGTGTCATACCCGGATAAAGTTTCTGGTTAGGGTGTTTTTGGCTGTTATACGCTTTAATGGCGGCAATGTCATCCGCTACAAGTTCCTCATAACTGTATGTTTTTTCCTTGTAGGTGTTATTAAACTCATCATAGATTTTTTCTGTCTTAGGTCTGTTGGCTTCCAGAGAAGCATACCAGCGTCCAATACCTACCTGCATATTCTTTTCTATACCGTACTTTTTAGCACGGTTCCCGTGTTCCGCACGTTTTTCCTGCGAGTTACCCGGATTACACCAGCGGACAAAAGGGAAAACCACACCGGCTTTCATAAGCCCGTCCGCAAAGTTGTTTACGAGGTGGTGCTCCACTTCAACCTGTGCAGGCATATACCAGCCGTTTTGTTCTATCGTTTGAAACATGTTTCTGACACAATCAAGAAATAGATCAGCCGTTTTCAATCTGTTATAAGCATATCCGACAACACAGCCGGAAGCGACATCGTAAGCATAATAAGCCTTTACACGTTGACCGTTATTCATTTTACGGGGTAAATCCCGGTCATCCATAGATATTTTACTGAAAGCGAAGAACGGGCTATGGCGCAAATGATGCGGACGATACATGTTATTAAAATCCCACTGGCTGTCATGCAACTTTGCACGGAGAGCCTTGTTTTTAGGGTTGTTCAAATAGTTTGCTATCGTAGCCTCGCTCAACACAAGCGGATTTCCCTTCTTGTCCGTAAACTGCATGGGATTGTAGATTTCACCCGTTTCAGGGTCAAACACCTGCAACTCACCACAAACAAACTGATTATACATTTCGGCCACCGTCGTGTTGTACGGTCTTGTAGGTAAACTGTCAAGGCTCAATATAAGTCGTTCTATCGGGTAGTTGACTTTCCGCGTGTTCTGATTCTTAAACTTCTTACTGATAAGACACTCATAACCTTCCGACTTGAACTCGTTTACCCGTTTTTGAAAACGTGTCGGCGAAAGGGGAAGTGTATGCCCGAACTCCACCTGATAGAAGCTGATGGCACCGGCCATCTCACCCCAGTTTATACGATTGTTCTGCATTGCCTGCCGCATGGTTCTCGTGTCATTCATCACCGACAGAACGGCTTGAAGGACGGAAGCATTTATCGTATATTCATTGATGTGTTCCGGCGGTAATGTAGTTCCATCGGCAAACCGGAACTTCGTAAAGAACTCACGGGCTTTGGCATCTATTTCATAATGCACCCCAAACCAATCACGCAATATATTAGTATTCATATCACCGTATTTTGCTTTAATTCTGTCTTTAAACCGTTGTGGCAACGTCGCCACTTCAACAAGAGCATAACTACCCAAACCCTTTCCCGGACGTACTACGTTAATCTGACCGCGCCTCTTCAACTGCTTGTAATTTGATTCTGTCATGATCGGCGCAAGAATATCATCCGACAGCATGGAAGGATGATTGCCATTCAGAACCCGACTATTACTGTAATCCAGTTCTCCGTCTTTCAAGACAGGCCGGTCATCATAAGTCAAGTCCATAGCCGATATGCACAATATTTTTCCGTAGTATTCCATGTTTCAGGAGATTAAAGAGAGGAAGCAATAAACTGTACTTCCTTTTGCAATTTCATAAACTCCGTAACCGTCAAATGCGACACCTCACGCTCCAGTTTATCATCAATATATACCAAGATGAGCCCGTTCTTGGTATTAGCCACAATCTTCACACGGCTGCCGAACGTTTGTGTCATGGTATGTTCAGAAGTCTGGAATGTCGTATCACATTCCGGAATCGCAGCACCGGAAAGCTGCCCGCCACGCTCCAGTGCAGCCTTCCGTATTCTACGAGCCAAATCACTGTCGCTTTCAAAAGTCAGGGCTTTCCATACCATCACATTGGTACAGTCGAAGAGTTTTTGAAGATACTTCTTCT